GGAAAATTAAATACTTATGTTACACGTTACACATTCATGGGAGGAGAAATGGCAAGTGTAAGAAAAGATGATATTCCAATGATGGCAATGTTTATGCCTAAATTATGGGAATTAATAAAAGAATTTTATCTGGTTGAACTCACGGATGAATATTCAAAAGCAGTTTATGATCGCTGTATGGAATTGATGGAAATATACCCAGATCCATTAGCCAAAGAATTTGTTTTAGCATTTTGCAAATTTATTGATTCCAAACAAAAGGAGTTGAGAAAAGATGTACAAACAGAAATATAAAGAAGGTCAGCAGATTCACAAAGACATATATCTGTACATCTGCCGGTATATCAAAGAACATCGGTACGCACCGTCTTATAAAGAGATTGCTGACGGCGTCGGCGTATCAAATGCCACGGTACTCCGTCACATGGACATGCTGCGAACAGATGGACTAATCGAAACAGACCATCCGAAGACGCCGAGAGCGTTCCGGTTGACAGGATATGAGTTCGTGACAAGGAGGAAGAAACATGAAACTGTATGAGCTGTTCAAAGGTACTGAATATGTCGGAGAGTTCACCCTTGACGAGATCATAAGCATCACAGGAGCGCATCGAAGCGCACTACTCAACAGCGTGGCGCGCGGTGTCCTCGTAAATGACTTGTGGGACGTCTCTCCGGCTTATGATCGGACTTTAAATCGGAATGATGATGGCTCATTGCTTAAGCAGTTTGAGGCCGTTACAGGGCAAATCAGGAGGTGTGTGAAGCGTGAGCAGTAAGTTAAAGGTAAAACCACGAAAGCAGAGACTTCCTCTAGCTCAGTCCAACCAGGCAGCTCAGGCGTTCGGACGGGCTATGATTAACTGCCATAGCCAGATCAAAAGTATGGAGAGAGAAGCCTATGAGAATGGATTTAACGATGGAGAAGATTGGGCTGATACGATTAACGTCGTTACTACAATGATGGCCCTGAGACGTTTACATGGCTTTTCTACGAAGCGTTTGCTCGCAGTCATGCAAACTGCCAACGAATACGTCAAAATGGCAAATAGGGGCGAAATGAGCGTTCTGAGCATGATGCAGGACATTGAAGAGAACACAGATGTAATATTTGACGAGATGAATAAGAATCTGGTTAAGAAAATGGGAGTTTAAAATCATGTACTAACTGCACAATAGCGTGCCAGTTGCTTACATGGGGGGAAAGTGAGGATGGAAATGAAAAATAATAATTACACTTCATTTTTTAAACCGAAGCCAAAGAAAGTAGAGAGATACATCCGTTGCAGAAAATGCGGTGGAAACATGGAATGGGTTGAATACTATCCGCCGGAAATCAAATGCCCGAAGTGCGGATATACGGTATATCCTAAGCCTTATGAACCTAACTGCAATGAGATTGAGAATTACAAGGAGGACGCAAAATGTTAATCAGAAGTCAGGATAAAGAAACATTAATCAATTTCAACAATTCAATCGTAGTCAACACCATGGTGGATATTGGAGGGGTAACGAAGATGTTCTGCTCATATTCATGCGATGATTATGTTATCGGGCATTATTCATCAAAAGAAAAAGCCATGAAGGTACTGGATATGATTCAGGAAGCCTATGTAAATGGACATATTGATTATCAGATGCCAGAGGACAGTGAGGTGGTTGCATGAAGTACAGAAAGAAGCCAGTTGTAATTGATGCAGTACAGTGGACTGGTACAAATCATCGAGAAATGTTCGATTTCCTGACGGACTATCAGTGTACAGACCAGTACATGTCGGCAGAAGGTAAGAATTTCTATATTGACCATTGGAAGGTTCCGGGGGGATTGGTTATTAAGACACTTGAGGGCGAACATCTGGCGAATATTGGTGATTATATCATCCGTGGTGTTCACGGTGAATTTTATCCGTGTAAGCCAGATATATTCAGAGAAACTTATGAGGAGGTGGAAGCATGAGCGATAAACATAAAATATACGATTACATAAAAAGAACAATAAATCCATACGGGAAACCTTTTGAAGGAACGGCTTACGAGCTGGGACTTAAAATCATGGATTATATCGAAAATATGGATGACGAGAAAGAAAATGGTTGGATTCCGGTAATCTCTCACTTACCGGAAGCAAGCGGTACGTATCAAGTGACTTGCATGGACGGAAGAATATATCGTTCAACCTATGCAAAATTTCAAAGCAGATTGAAACGCTGGGAACTAACTGGTGCTAGGGCGTATTGGAAAGTCACAGCCTGGATGCACTTGCCAGAACCATATAAGGAGGATTAAATGGGATATTGTAAAATAGAATGTCCGGACGGTGAAACAGAGTGCTGCATCTGCTGCGAGAAACAAAGCGGTTGCGATAACCGGTGTGACATGATGGATAGCTACGAATACGCAGAAGATTGCGAAGAATACGTTAAGGAGGATAAGCCATGATCACATTCATATTAGTATTCACCCTTGGAACCATATTCGGAGCGACTGGTCTTGTATGCGTGGCGATCATGTACAACAAGCATCATTCAGACGAATAGAAAGGGAGCTATGAGAATACAACTTATAGATGTTGATGGTCATAATTTTCCGAATCTGCCATTGATGAAAATATCGGCATGGCATAAGGAAAAAGGTGATTCCGTAGAATGGTACGACCCATTAACAGCATGGATAAATCCACCAGATAAGGTGTATATGAGTAAGATATTTACGTTTACGCCGGATTATCCGCATCCTGTATGTGGATCAGAAATCATAAAGGGCGGTACAGGGTACAAGTATCCGTCTGGTGGGGAACCATTACCAAGTGAAATTGAACATATTTATCCTGATTACGGCCTCTATCCAGAGCTATGTAAAGACACTGCTTATGGCTTTCTTACAAGAGGATGCCCAAGAGGGTGTGATTTCTGTATCGTAAAAGACAAAGAGGGAAAGAAAAGCTGTAAAGTAGCAGATTTATCAGAGTTTTGGAACGGACAGAAAAACATAGTGCTGCTTGACCCAAACATGTTTGCTTGCACAGAATGGAAAAAATTATCTGAGCAGTTAATAAACAGTAGAGCATATATAGATTTCTCACAAGGCTGCGACATTCGGATTATGACCGATGAAAAGGCAAATTACATTAAGCAAATGAAAATAAAACAGATTCATTTTGCATGGGACAGATATGAAGATAAAAACATGATTATGCCAAAATTCCAGATGTTCAAGAAAATAACCGAATGGGATCGCAGAAAGATGCCTGTATATGTGCTGACAAATTTCAATACCACATTTGAACAGGATTTGGAAAGAATATATACACTTCGGGATTTAGGGTATTGGCCCTACGTGATGATTTTTGATAAGCAAAACACAAAACCTACCGATTCTGTCAGAAGATTACAACGATGGGTGAATATGAGAGCTACGTTTGAAAGTGTAAAAAAATTTGAAGATTATACAGGATAGAAAGGAGCAACGGTATGCTGACAAGGAACAAGAAGCTGAAAGACTACGGTATTCCGGCAGAAGATATTGAAAAACTGAATACGATGCTGAAAGACTTCCCGGCAGAGTACGGATACCTGCTTTCTGGTGCTGCCTTGTCAGCTTGCCCGAAAAACACGGTGATAGCGGATATGGTTATTGATAATATCTTACACCGGAAAAGTTATAGGAAAATTAGCAGAGAAAGATATATCCCGATGAACCCGAAAGACTTTTACGGGTACAGACGCAAGACCGTCGCTGTACTGTATGAGAGAATGAGGTTGTTGGGAGTGTGGAAGGATGAAAAATGACTGAAAATCCTAATTACGATCCAGACTACTGCTATGAATGTGGTGGGTATGGAGATGACTACTACATAGACGAAGACGGAGAACTGGTTTTCAGATGTCCAGAGTGTCCGTTTAGCGAATTTTGGGAGGATGAATAAATATTTTTCATTAGCTTTAGGCGTTGCGAACGCTGTATGCATTGTTGTGAACATAATCAATCAGAATTGGAATATTCTGGTAATTAATATTATAGCATGTGTGTTATGCCTTAGTAATTTCATGGCGAGTGATTAAAAGGAGAAATGAATAAATGAGTAGATTAATTGATGCGGACGACTTAATTGAATATATTAAAATATGGGACATTGGTATGAGTATTGATTCTGACCAAAAAGAATTTATTAATTGTATTAATAGACAGCCGACAGTTTTTGATGTAGATGAAGTTGCAGAGCAATTAGAGAATTATTTGTTTGAAAAATATTGCATAGAAGGGGATGCAACAATTGATGAAATTGTGAAAGACGGTGGAGTTGAATGAGTAATGTATCAGTCGAAACATTAGAAAAGATAAGAGAAGACATGGTAGGAAGAAGATACAAGCACTTTAAAGGAAGAATCTACATCGTAAATGATATTGCTGTTCATACAGAATCGGATGAGATTATGGTGATTTATAAGTGCTTTGTAGACCCATTTGTGACATGGTGCAGACCGTTAAGTATGTTTACGAGTGATGTGGATAGAATCAAATATCCAGATGTAAAGCAGAAGAAAAGATTCGAACCGCTTTATGAGCAGGAGGTGCAGAACGCATGAGAGAAATTCTTTTCAAGGCAAAGCGGATTGATAATGGTGAATGGGTTGAGGGATATTACCTAAGAGATCAATATCACAGAAGTGGGAAGGACATTATTTTTTATCGGAAGGATTCAGATCGGTTTACAGTATATACCGATATAATTGATATAGAAACCCTCTGCCAGTTCACGGGACTGACTGATAAGAATGGTAAGAGAATCTGGGAGAATGACATTGTAACATGTCAGACAAGATACGGTGGTGATACTGGAAAAGTAGTATTCCATAATGGTAAATTCTGCGTTCTGTGGAATAGTACATATCATTATTCTCGAAATGGTAAATGTGAAAACTATTATAGCATCAACACAAAAAACTCAGTCAAGGGAAACGTATTTGACAATCCAGAATTATTATAGGAGGAATCAGATGAGTAAATCAGTATTAGTGATAAATACGCCAAAATATTGTGCTTTATGCGTTTTACGCAGTGGAGTGCTTCACCCGTTCTGTAGAGTAAACAATAGAGATATTACAGATTTGAGTATTAGACCTGATTGGTGTCCACTGAAGCCATTGCCGGAGAAAATGAAAGCAACTGGGATTTATAAAAGTGAGTATTTCAAAGCGGGAGGCAAGCTACCGAGCTATAAGATCGGCTGGAATCAGTGTATTGATGAGATTACAGGAGGTGAAGTAGATGGAGAGATTAACGCAAAGAGAAAACGATAAACTCATAATGATAAAACAGGATAATGGAGAGTATATACCTGTTTATTGGGATGAAGATAATTTTAAAGCAATAAAAAAGCTTGCTGATTATGAAGGCTTAGAAGAACAGGGCTTGCTTGTGAGATTGCCGTGTAAGGTCGAAGAAAAACTATGGTGCATTGTTAATAGCACAATCCGTGAGCTTAGAGTACATCATTTTGATATGCCAGCATTTGGAACTACTGATATCGTCTTTAGATATGCAGATGGTTTTAAGTTGGAGCGTTTCGTGGGAGAGATAGGTAAAACCGTATTCTTCACCCGTGAAGAAGCCGAGAAGAAGTTAGAGGAGATGAAAAAATGAATAAATGTTGCGCTAGCCAAGACGGTATATGTAGAAACGTTATCCTATTCGGAACTAAATGTGACGGGCACAAGGAAAGATGCACGCTGAGACCACATTATGAAAGGCTCGAAAAGGTGACAAAAGGTTGTCAGCATAATTTGAGAAAAATGTTTGGGGCGGAGGATTAACATGAAACCAGAAGAATCGATCAATATTTTGCAGAAACGCATTGACTTAATCAAACAAGACTGGCAGCATATGTCTGACCTTGTAGAATATCAGAAAGCGTTGGAACGTGCGGTTAAGGCATTGAAGAAGCAGATTCCAAGGAAAGTGAACAACTTGAGCGAAATATATTTTGACTTCGGAGTAGGCAAAAAAATAAAAGTTGGTGCTTACGGTAACTGCCCAAATTGTAATTACAACATAGATATTGTTAATAAATACTGTACTAGGTGTGGGCAGAAATTAGATTGGGGTGAGGAAAATGGCAGATAAACTTACACCGGACATAACCCCGCAACTCGCCATATCAGCACTTGCAGTATTACATCAATATTGCAGCTCAATCAGTCCACATGACTGCATTAGATGCACATTTTACGAACATTGCCCGGAGTGTTTCATGGGGTGCCCGGGAGATCAGGGCGAGGTAATCAGAAAATTACAAAGCAACGAATAAAATTAGAGAGTCGGTATTTACCGGCTCTTTTTTTAGCGCAAAATTCTTCAAACATGTACCACAACTTTTCCACCAACCTATGATAGAATATACTCAGAAGTATTACTATGGGGTTTTATAGCCAGTTGGAGGTGAGAACGTGGGAATGACACCAATGTACACAAGTGCCGCAGAAATAGAGGATAAAATAGAACAGTATTTTGAAAACTGCAAAGGTTATCCTTTGACTGATAGTAAGGGAAAGCAAATATTTAATAAATTTGGTTCACCCATATTCGTAGACGTTCACCCTCCGACCGTTACAGGGCTTGCTTTGGCACTTGGCTTTAATAGCCGACAGAGCCTTTTGAACTATCAGGGAAAAGCAGAATTCATGGACACGATTACGCGCGCGAAAGCCAGAGTGGAACAGTATACAGAAGAACGACTATTTGATCGTGACGGGTCGAATGGTGCTCAATTCAGCTTAAGGAACAATTTTAAGGGATGGGATGCTGACAAGAAAAATGATGATTCTGGAGATGGAAAGATTACGATTGTAAATAATATTCCAAGGCCGGAGAAACAGAATGAATGAAAATCAGATTAATCTGAATGAAATTATAGCTCCTGCCTTTTACAATGTGTTCTGGGACATTTTGGACGGAAAGCACACCTATTATGATTTGTATGGAGGACGTGGATCCACGAAATCATCTTTTGTGGGGGTCATGATTCCTTATCAGATGATGCAAGATGCTATTAATGGATTAATAACTAATGCAGTCATATTCCGAAAAGTTGGAAATACGCTTCGAGAATCTGTGTACGAACAGATAGCATGGGGAATTGATGCACTGGGAGTAAACAATCTGTGGGATAGCAGTTTAAGCCCTATGCAGTATACCTACAAGCCTACTGGACAGAAAATCATATTCAGAGGACTGGACAAGGCAAAAAAGACTAAATCTATTAAAGTAAGCAAGGGGTATTTCAAATATCTCTGGTTCGAGGAGCTTGACGAATTTTCGGGCATTGAAGAAATTCGTACAGTGCAGCAGTCGGTCCTTCGAGGTGGTAGTAAGTTTGTTGTATTTAAGACATTCAATCCACCAATCAGCCGGAGTAACTGGGCGAACGTGTACGTAGAAGAACCAAGAGCTGACAGCTACAGGCACAAGAGCGATTATAGATCAGTCCCTATTGAATGGCTTGGACAGCAATTCATTGATGATGCGGAGCATTTAAGAAAGACAAATCAGAGAGCTTACGACCATGAATATTTAGGACTTCCGGTTGGACTTGGAACAAATATTTTTGAGCTGTTGGAGATTCGGACAATAACAGATGAAGAGATTCAGAAGTATCAAAGCATTTACCAGGGACAGGACTGGGGGTGGTATCCAGATCCTAAGGCATTTCTCCGTGTAGCTTATGTTCCTAATCAGGAAAAAGTTTTTTTGTTAGACGAGCTTGGAGGTCCCAAGATAAGAAACAAGGAAATGGTTAATCAGATAAAGAAAAAAGGATATGATGATTACTCAATATCTTGCGGAGTTGACGAAGAGGAAAGCATTATTGACTTCCGAGATGCAGGACTTCCGGCACGTAGAGCGATTGTAACACCGGGAAGCCGTAAATATACGTTTGAGTGGTTACAGTGCCGAACATTAGTCATTGATCCGGCACGAACGCCTAGAGCATACAAGGAAATTATTAATTATGAGCACGAAGTAGATAGCAATGGAGAAGTTATCGCAGATTATCCAGATGGTAACGATCACTGGATAGATTCTCTTAGGTATGCGACAAGTCCATTGTCCATGAGAAGGGGGAACAGTGCATAATGTGTAAATTTTGTAATGAATTAGCTTCTTGGAAAGAATGCCATGATAATCCAGAATGCAAGAAGAGCAAATATATATACGGCTGTATGTTGTACATGTACATGAAAGACCGAAAAGGAAGCATTACTTCCAGACCGTTTGACCTTAATTATTGTCCGATGTGTGGAAAGAAGATAGCGACAGGTGACTAAATGGGACTTATAACAACACTAAAAAGGTGGTTTAACATGATTTTCAAAAAACAAGCCGAAGAGGATTTCAACATCCAGGCAGCAGAATTTCCAGAGATGGAAGCACTGATTAACCGGTGTGCGAATATCTACAGAGGTGCGCCGGAATGGCTAGATGATAAGAATAATATTAAAACGATTAATTTTGCGAAATCTGTCTGCTCAGAAACGGCACGGCTCGCAACACTGGCGATTGGCATTCAGATTGATGGCTCTGCAAGGGCTACATGGCTACAGGAGCAGATTAACAAGGTATATTTCCAAATACGCCATTGGGTAGAATATGGCTGTGCTTATGGAACAGTATTTATCAAGCCAAACGGTGAGAGCCTTGACGTATTTACTCCGGCAGATGTGATGATCGTAGATTATGACAATCAGGAAATTAAAGGGATTATATTCAAGGATTCTTATACTGTCGGAAGAAAATATTACACAAGGCTTGAATATCATAGGTTTGTTGAGACCACCGTGGACGGCGTGACAACTTATCCGTACTACGTTTCTAATAGAGCTTATGTATCAAAATCTCCTCAGTCAATCGGTGACAAGATTGACCTTAAACAGACCAAATGGGCTGACCTCATGGCAGATACACCACCGATTCTCAAAGCGAACGGTGAGAAACTGGACGGGCCGTTGTACGGAGTATTTCGGACACCGCAGGCGAATAATGTGGATATCAGCACACCACTGGGTTTACCGATATTTTCCGAAGCCATTGAGGAGTTAAAGGATTTAGACATTGCATACAGCAGAAACGCCGGAGAGATTTTTGATTCTCAGAAGATTGTTCTGGCAGATGATAGGCTGTTGATGCCAAGCGGTACGCCTGTATCGGCTATGTCGCCGCATGGGATGGAGAACAGGCGAAATGAGATGAGCTTGCCACACTTTGTCAAGAATGTATTCGGACAGGATGAGAAAGAATTCTATCAGGAAATCAATCCACAGCTCAACACAGATACTCGTATAAGCGGCATAAATGCCCTTTTAAGCCAGTTGGGATATAAGATTGGATTTTCTAACGGGTATTTTGTTTTCAACGAATCTAGCGGCATTCAGACGGCTACAGGAGTAGAAGCGGAACAGCAGAGGACAGTGCAGTTCATTAAAGATGTTCGAGACAAACTGGAATCCTGCCTGGACGAAGTTATTTACGCATTAAACGTTTATGCTGACCTGTACGGGCTTGCACCTGTTGGAACTTATGAAGTCAATTATGATTTTGGAGATATCCTCTATGTCAGAGAAAACGACCGTGCGAGATGGTGGCAGTATGTGACTGCTGGTAAGGTTCCGGCATGGTTGTATTTTGTAAAATTTGAGGGAATGATGGAATCCGAAGCGAAAGCAATGGTCAAAGAAGCCGAACCAGACGAGCCAACACTATTTGGAGAGGAGTAAAAAGATGGCAGATAAACCAGTAACAAGGGAAGAAAAGTACCTTGCGTACTTGACAGGTGATTATAAAGGTGAACTCCCGAAGCCAATCACGAGAAAAGAGAAGTATTTATACGAATTATGTCTAAAAGGAATGGGCGGTGAAATCTCACCGGAAGAAATCAAGAATGCAGTAAATGAGTACCTTGAAAAGAATCCAGTTAAGCCCGGAGCCACCACAGAACAGGCACAGCAGATCGAGCAGAACAAGGTGGACGTTGCTTCGCTGAAAGAGGAAACTGGTTCGTTAAAGGAAGATTTAGGTAACATTGATAAACGTGTCCCGTATGTATATAATCGGTTTGAAGGTGATATTTACAGCGGTGGATATATTACTAATAGTGGAGATTTAATCAAACAATCAAATTGGTATTATACAGATTACATTTCTGTGAATGAAAAAGAAACATTATATCATTGCATGAACCAAGATTTATTTGCTTGCTATGACATAAATAAAAACGTAGTAACATTAATCACTAAAATAAATCAAAATGGTTTTCAAGTTCCAAAAGGTGTCGCATATATGCGTTTCTCTTTGAGTGATGAGCAGTATGCGAACTGTAATGAAAGACCGTATCTTACAAACGATCCAGAACATAAATACGATTATACCGTAAAGCCTATCAATGTTTATACAGAAGAAGAAATTGATTTGCTTTTGAACGATAAAGCTCAATGTGTTGATACACCATCAAAAAGCTATAACATCATCGACGGAGAGTATGCTATTCCAACAAATGGAAATTTTAAGAAGGCAGTTGGTTGGGGGCGAACAGACTTTATAAAAATAGAAAGCGGTGAACATTTGTATCACAATTTTAATAAAACAATATTTGCTTTTTATGATTCTGACAAAAATTTCATCAGTCAGGATATTACTGGGATTACAGATATAGGAACTAATTTTATTGTTCCTAAGTCAGCTGCATATATTGTTTTGTCTGATGATGTTAAAAGAATATATGATAACCATTATGTTTCTACAAGGAATTTTTTTGATGGTCAGCAAGGGCGTATGCTTGCAAAAGGATACTATGTTGGCGAACACTCATATCTGCAAAAAAGTATTCCACTTTCTGCATTAAAAGAAGAAATAGTAGAAAAAATAGTAGAACCCGATTACATTGAATGCTGGGGAGATAGTCTTACTATGCAAGGCACATGGACTAAAATGTTAAAAGAAGCAAGTGGACTTCCACTTTATAATTTTGGCGTCGGTGGGGAATCAACGGAAGCCATTTGTTCAAGACAAGGTGCGTTAGCAATGTATGTTAATAATATCGTTATCCCTACAGAAGGAGGAGTTATTGTAGCAAATGACTTCATGAAGGCACACGGTCTATACAATGATGAACCCGTCAGAACCTTATTACAGGGTGAGGGGGGTGGATTTACTGAAAGAGCAAATTCAATCAACCCATGCTATATTAATGGGATTGAAGGCGTATTATCATATGAATCGTCAACAAAAAATTATATTTTTACAAGAACCAAAAGCGGAGAAGCAGTCATAATTGACCGTCCTACTGATATTGTCACGAATGCCGTAAAAAATTATAACAAAGGTATCATGATTATTTTTACGGGGCAGAATGATACAACTGTAGATTTAGACAAAACAGTCAGACTGATCAAACACATGATTGAAATAAATCAAAGGACGCATAAACAATATATCGTTATTATTCGGCATACTGGAACTGCTGAAAGCATGACAACACTTGAAAAAAGAATGGTTGAAGAATTTGGAAGAAACACTCTTTTATTACGACCGTATTTAGTTGAATATGGACTTAAAGACAATGATTTATCGCCTACAACTGATGATTCTGCTGCTATTGCCGTTGGGTCTTGTCCACCATCATTACTGGCGGATAGCATTCATTTTAATGATAAAGGAAAAAAAGCCGTTGGAAATGCAGTTATCCGTAAATTTCGAGATTTAGGATATATTAGTTAACTAAAGAGGGCTTTAGTTAACCAGTAAAAAACCAAAACATGTACCACGACTTTTATCGAAAGAGGTGATATACTATACTTGACCCAGAATATTTACGGCAAATTACAGAGGGCAGCGAGCAGATTGCAGAAGAATTGCATCAGTATATCATCTCTGAGATCGTGTCACGGATGATGGCAAGGATTGGCAGAGGTGAGGATTATATTCTGACCAATGCTGATGCGTGGAGAATCAGAACGCTACAGGAATCCGGTGAACTGCTAGAGGACATTCTGGCAGAACTATCCAAATATACCAAACGTGAACAACAGGAACTTCTTGAAGCGTTCGAGGATGCCGGAATCACTGCAATGAACTATGATGACAAGGTATATAAGGCAGCAGGATTAAGCCCTGTGCCGCTTGAGCAATCCCCAGCTATGATAAGGCTCATGGAACGAAATATGCTTGCGACTATGGGCGAGTGGAAGAACTTCACACGGACAACCGCAAGTGCCGCTCAGAGACTCTATATTGAGCAATGCGACCTTGCATATAATCACGTGATGACTGGGGCAGTTGGGTATACGCAAGCCATCAAAGAAGCGGTTAATAACGTTGTGAGTGATGGTGTGACCGTCACATATCCATCCGGCAGAAAAGATACAATTGAAACAGCAGTTGCACGTTCTGTCAGAACTGGTGTGGCTCAGGCTACGGGGGATATATCCCTAAAACGCATGGAAGAAATGGACTGGGATTTGATTTTGGTCAGCGCTCACATGGGAGCGAGGACGGGCGATGGCGGTGAGAATCCCGGAAATCACTCATGGTGGCAAGGAAAGATATACTCTCGTTCGGGCAAGAGCAAGAAATTTCCGCCGTTCTCATTGACCGGATACGGAACGGCAAGTGGACTGTCAGGGGTCAACTGTCGGCATAGCTTTGGGGCAAGTGACGGGGAATTTAACCCCTATGCAGAACTATCAGCACAGGACAAAGCCGACAAGGGAAAACAGTACAAAAAGGAACAGCGACAACGTACTTATGAGCGAAGAATCCGCAAAACGAAGCGCGAAGTCCTCGGATTACAAGCAGGAGTCGACAATGCACCGAATGAAAAGGCAAGGTTCGCACTCCAACAAGACTTTGACCGGAAGTCTTATCTTTTACAGAAACAAAATGCTGCATACAAAGATTACTGCAAGCAGAACGACCTAAGGGAATTGCAAGACCGGCTCATGATAGCAAAGTGGAACCGCCAGAACGCTGCTAAAGCCAGAGGAGCGGCGAAACGATATAAAACAGCAAAGGGGATTGACTGATGGATAAATGGGAATATTTCAATCCGAATCCTGTTAAGGGTAAAAGAACCGGAGATTGTGCTGTCCGGGCAATATGCAAAGCAACCGGGCTCGACTGGGAAACGGTATTCGCCGGATTAATGATACAGGCGTGCACTCTGTCAGATATGCCAAGTGCAAATTATGTCTGGGGAGCGTATCTGTATAAGCATGGGTACAGACGTAAGCTGATAGAACAGTCAGAGCGATATATCTATACAGTCAACGACTTTTGTACAGATCATCCGACAGGTACATACATCCTCTGCATAGATGGCCACGTGGTGACAGTACAAGAGGGCAAATATTTCGATACATGGGATAGCGGTAATGAGATCCCGGTATATTACTGGGAAAAGGGAGTAACTAAATGAGCATACAGGAACTTATTCAATTGTTTCTTTCAGTCTGCGGAGGAGTGTCCATTGTTGGAGGTGCAGCAGCTGTAATTTTTAAATGGATTACCCCGGCGTTTCGACTTAATAAGCGAGTAGAAACACTGGAAGAACATGATAGGCGAGATTATGAAAGTCTTCGGAGAATCGCAGAACGAGATTCATTGATTCTGGAAGTGCTGTCGACCATGTTGGACAGTCAGATCAGTGGGAATAATGTCGAGGAGTTAAAAAAAACAAAGCAGAAGCTCACGGAGTATCTTGCACAGAATCAGCGTTAATTGCATTAATAAGGGGTATGCTCATGAAATTATATGTGTTCACAAAGAAAGATATAGACAGGTTCTTGTTAGAGTGTAATTTCACACCGGATGAAGAAAGATTGTTCCGGCTGAGATGCAAGGAACACACTCTTGAATATTGCGCTGAACAGATGAACGTGAGTATATCCACAGCGAAACGATTAAGCCGGAGGGTAAATAATAAAATAATCAAAGTGTGTTGATACTTTTTAGACGCTAATTAGAGCCAGAAACGAACTGTTTCCGGTTCTTTTTTTATGCAAAAATATAATCAGAAAGGTGGTGCATAAGATGGCATTATATAACAATCCTTATCAATATAGTTTTGGCGTTCCGGGGCAGATGAACCAATTTCAGCAACAGCCTGTCCAGATGCCAGCTCAGCCAGTGCAGCAACCCCAACAGAATAGTAATGGCATCCTGTGGGTATCTGGCGAAGTTGGCGCAAAATCCTATCTGGTAGCACCCGGAACAAGTGTTTTGCTGATGGACAGTGAAAGCGAAAAGTTCTACATAAAATCCACAGACGTTTCCGGTATGCCACAACCATTACGGACGTTTGAGTATCATGAAGTAGGCACTCAGATGCCACCTAAACAGCCTGTTCAGAACATGGACAGTAAATATGTCACCAGGCAGGAATATGACGATTTAAAGAGCAAATACGAAGCTATCATAAACCGATTAAATTCTTTTTCTGAACCTGTTAGAGCTAATACCGCGCAGGAATCAGCAGCCAAGGGAGGAAGCGCAGATGAGTAATCCATTATTCAATGCCCTCGGTGGTGGGATGCCACAGGGAAACGGACCAATGCAGATGATACAGCAGTTTATGCAGTTTAAACGGAATTTTAAGGGAGACCCGAAGGAAGAAGTTCAGAAGATGTTACAGTCTGGGAAGATTTCTCAACAGCAGCTTAATCAGGTTCAGCAGATGGCAGGACAATTCCAGCACATGTTGAAAGGAATGAAATAGTACATTACAATCTGGCCAGATTGATGTAAATACACAATAAAGGAGATTATATTATGGATGGAAATTATAGCTTATCAGATATTGCCGCTGCTACTGGAAACGGTAGAAATAATGATGGCATGTTTGGTGGAGATGGTAGCTGGTGGATTATTGTTTTATTCATTTTTGCTTTCTTCGGATGGGGAAACAACGGATGGGGCAATAACGGCAACGGCGGCGGATATGCAGCCACAGCAGCTACTCAGGCAGACATTCAGAGAGGATTCGATAACTCCGCAGTAATTAGCAAACTTGACGGAATCAACAACGGCCTCTGTGATGGATTCTATGCCATGAACAACGGTATGCTTACCGGTTTTAACGGAATCAACACAAACATCATGCAGACCGGCTTCGGAATCCAGCAGGCTATTAATGCCGATACTGTGGCTAATATGCAGAATACCAATGCTTTACAGGCACAGCTTGCGAACTGTTGCTGCGAAACCAGAGAAGCAATTCAGGGCGTAAATTACAATATGGCACAGAACACCTGTGCATTGCAGAACACCATGAACAGCAACACAAGAGATATCATTGACAGTCAGAATGCTGGGACAAGAGCCATTCTTGATTATCTTTGCAATGAAAAGATTTCTTCTCTTCAGGCTGAAAACAATGATCTCAGACGTGCCGCTTCTCAGGATCGCCAGAGCGCACTGCTCACAACTGCAATGGCTTCTCAGACACAGCAGCTTATTAACGCGATTAATCCGGCACCGATTCCGGCATATCAGGTTCCTAACCCGAACACATATTACGGATGTGGATGCAACACTGGATGTAATTGTTGATAACTTCATATCGAGAGTATCTTTCGATTAATTCGAATGTCGGCTTATGCCGTATTACACAGAGGGGCAGGCTGAGACCTGCCCTTTTGTGATATGAAAGGAGTATTTTTATGGCAGAATTTACAAGTGTAGCTGCTCAGACTGTAGCAGCAAATGGAAACGTAGTATTTTCAAACACAGCAGTTAAAGGTTCTAACTGTATTCAGCACAGAGAGGGAAGCGGAATCATCACCCTGAGAGGACTTACTAACCAGTGCAAAGCGAGATTCTTCGTGGATTTTTCTGGTAATATCGCAATTCCAACAGGCGGTACTGTCGGAGCTATTTCCCTGGCTATTGCAATTTCTGGTGAGCCGGTTCTTTCTTCACAGATGATCTCCACACCAGCAGCAGTGGACCAGTATAACAATGTGTCCTCTGGCATCTATATTGATGTACCTCGCGGATGTTGCGTTAACATCGCAGTAGAGAACACAAGCGATCAGGATGTTTCTGTTGCGAACGCAAACATTGTTGTGACTAGAGAAGCGTAGGAGGTGCAGTTATGAGAGATATTAAAGACTTATGTGCAAGAATTGAAGACGAACTGTCCAAAATCGCTGACAATGGACTGACCACCGGAAATTTGGAAATGACATACAAACTGATTGATATGTACAAAGATATCAAGAATACGCAGTACTGGGATAAAAAAGTGGAATATTACAACACTATTCTTGATGAGATGCGTAGCGGCTACAATGACGATTACAGCGAGCGTGGAAGAAAACGTGACAGCATGGGAAGATACAGCGCAAATGACGGCAGAATGATGCCGGATTACGACCGGGGCAGTTCTTATGCCAGACGTGGCGAACATTATGTTAGAGGCCATTACAGCCGTTCTGACGGACGAGACGCTTACGATGACTACATGACGCAGAAACAGAGCTATCGTTCCGGTAAATCTGAAGACTGCAAGAGGAAGATGCTTGACGCTTTGGAAGAACACCTTGACAAACTCACAACAGAAATGAGCGATATGTCCAAGGATGCAGAGTGCCGGGAGGAACGTGATCTTGTCAAGAGATACGTGGAAAAACTCCGGGATATGCTCTAAATAACTAAAACATGTACCACAACTTTTTGAAGGTTCTGTGGTAAAATGTATTCATAGGGAAGATTCGTAAGTGGTTGCAGCCACTTGACATAGACATTTTTCATTAATTCCTCCTTTCTTCGATACGTGTCCTTAGTAGAAAATGCAGTGTTTAGCTGACACAAGACGCATGAGGTTGAAAAGCGGATGCAATTTCCGGCACGTATCATTACTGTCTATGCGATCATATAGACAGTACGCACCTCCTTGTAAAAGGTAAATGGGCGGACAGGCGCCCGAAACAACTCGTGGCAGGCATGACACGTTAAACACTTTGCTAACCCGGGAATCCGGGTTACGGGAAAGCGGCAACGATTGGCGGTGTTGCGGCGGTCTGTAAAACCGTTCCCTCGTGGTAAACATTATAGGTTCAATTCCTATCTTTCCCATTACCCTGCCAGTGGTCTAACTGGCTTAATCCACTTACCTGCGGCGGCAGGTCAATAAACACGACCAGGAGGATATGTATGCAGAAACTTATTGACACATTAAAAACATTTGGAATCGAGATCCCGGAGGATAAACAGGCAGATGTTAAGAAAGCACTTTCTGAGCATTACAAAAATGCAAAAGAAGTAGCAAAAACTCTGTCGAAAGTCGAGGGTGAACGTGATAACTGGAAAGAACGTGCTGAGACAGCAGAAGAAACTCTGAAAGGTTTTGATGGTATCGACCCGGCGAATATTCAGACAGAGCTTGCTGGATGGAAGAAAAAAGCGGAGGATGCAGAAAAAGAGTTCAATGCAAAAATCTATGAAAGAGATTTTAACGATGCTCTTAAAACTGCATTGGAAAATGTTAATTTTTCATCTCCAGCAGCTAAAAGATCTGTTACTGCTGATATCAAATCAGCTGGTCTTAAACTTAAGGATGGAAAGATTCTTGGGCTTAATGATTTGCTTGAACAGATGAAACAGGATGAGCCTGATACATTTGTAGATGAAAGTCAGCAGCAGGCCAAGCAGCAACAGGCGAGATTTGCAACATCACGGATTGGACATCAGCAGACACCGGGAAGTATGACAAAGAAAGATATCGAAGCAATCAAAGACCCGTCCGAGAGACAGGCTGCAATTGCTCAGAATATCCAGTTATTCCAGTGATTTTTTACACCGACTATACGCCAGAGTATAGCCGCTAACCCAATACCTTAACAATTATGGGTAGAAAGGATTTTTTATATGGCAGCAAAAGCTAATCTTATTATGACAAATGATATCCAGGTCACAGCGCGTGAGATTGACTTTGTAACCAGATTCGAAAGAAACTGGCAGCACTTACGTGACATTCTGGGCATCATGAGACCTATCAAAAAGCAGCCGGGCGCTGTACTCAAGTCAAAATACGCAGAGGGTACTTTACAGAGCGGAAAAGTGGCAGAGGGCGAGGAAATCCCTTACAGCAAATTCGTTGTAAAAGAAAAGACCTATGCGGAAATGACTATCGAAAAGTACGCAAAGGCTGTATCTATCGAAGCGATCAAGGATCACGGTTATGAGAACGCTGTTCAGATGACCGATGATGAATTCCTTTTCCAGCTTCAGACCAATGTTACTGAAAGATTTTATGATTATCTGAAAACAGGTACCCTCACATTTACAGAAACTACTTTCCAGATGGCTCTGGCAATGGCCAAAGGCCGTGTAGAAAACAAATTCAAACAGATGCACAGAAATGCGACTGGTGTTGTTGGATTTGTGAATATTCTGGATGTATACGAATATCTCGGAGCAGCTGAGATTTCTATTCAGAACCAGTTTGGATTCCAGTACATGAAAGATTTCATGGGCTTCAATACTATTTTCCTGTTATCTGACAGTGAGATTCCAAGAGGACAGATTATTGCGACACCCGTTGAGAATATCGTTCTGTACTATGTTGACCCGAATGAATCTGACTTCGCAAGAGCAGGACTTGCATATACCGTATCTGGCGAGACAAACCTGATCGGATTCCACACACAGGGTAATTACCACACAGCAGTATCCGAAGCATTCGCAATCATGGGACTTACCCTCTTTGCAGAGTACATTGATGCTATTGCTGTTGGAACCATCAACACAGCTCAGACGCTTGGAACTCTGACTGTAAACTCTGCGGCAGGAAGTAAAAGTGGAGATACTAAAGTGACCATTACTCCGGCAAAAGCAAGCGCAGGAAATGTGTACAAGTACAAAGTTGCATCATCTGAGACTGCTGTAGACTACGGACAGAATGTGAAGAACTGGAGCGCATGGGATGGAGAATCTGACATTACAGCAGCAACAGGGCAGGTAATCACAGTGGTTGAGTGCGACAGCACCTATAAGGCGCTTAGTGCTGGACACGCGACTGTAACAGCAAAATGATAATCGACTAGGAGGTAACTGGCATGGCTTATGCAGACTATAAATTCTATACAGAATCATTCGGCAATGTCGTGCCAGAAACCGACTTTCCACGACTGGTAGAAAAAGCCAGTGATTTTATAGACACGATGACGTTTAACAGACTGGTGGACGGACTTCCGTCAGATGAACGTTCACAGAAGCGTATCAAAAAGGCGGTCTGTTCACTGGCTGAATTAATGTATCAGATTGAACTTGCCGAAAAGAATGCTATTAATCAGGCATCCGCAAATGCGACCGACACAAATACCGGTGGCAAGTCAACAGGCATTGTAACCTCTGTATCATCCGGCAGTGAATCCATCTCTTATGCAACGCCTCAGCAAATTGGAGCAAGCGCAAAGGAATGGAGTGCGGTGTATACCGCCGCCGGAGATATACAGAAAACGAACGACTTGCTCTTAAAGACAGCTTTACCGCTTCTGATGGGAGTAAGGACGGATGATGGAATGCCAGTATTGTATGCAGGAGTGTGATAGAAATGATGGAATTAAAACAGACAGTTGAAATGATGAACAGTGCAGATTACAAAGAACGCTTTAAGGCAGAGTATATGCAGGTGGTTATTCGATATAAGAAACTTGCGAATATGCTTGAAAGGTGGGACAAAGGAGAACTCCCATTTACTCCTACTTGTCCGAGAAGCACTTACAATATGCAGGTAAGAGCAATGACGGATTATATTGCTGTTCTGGAAGCAAGGGCAGTTATGGAAAAAGTTAATTTGGAGGTATGATTATGGACATTGCAACATTAGGCTCATGTATAGCAATCGTTATGATTTGCTACATCGTAGGAATGGGCTGCAAAGCATCAAAAAGAATCTCTGATGAATGGATTCCAGTAATCATGGCGGTTATTGGCGGAATTCTCGGAGCGGTCGGGATGGGAGTTATCCCAGATTTCCCGGCAACAGATTATATCACAGCAGTCGCAGTCGGTATGTTTAACGGATTGTCGGCAACTGGCGTGAATCAGGTTATTAAGCAGACAGTGCAAAAAGAATAATGGCAAATCGGGAAACCAGTATAGCTTACGAAAATCTAAATCGCCGTATCTTCCCTGGTGTCGGAGAATATGATATACCGCAGATAGAACCGGAATTATTTGAGGGCAACTGCGAATTTGTCGGATTTAATTACGCCAGAGGAAAATGCAACAATCCAGAAGAGAAAGCTGTTCATTTCTTTTTAGATGATTACCAATTCGATGCACTATGGAGAAATCCAGACAGATATGCAGATAAGCTGAGTAAATTCCGGTACATCTTGACGCCAGATTTCAGCACCTACACCGATTTCCCAAAAGCTATCCAGATATACAACCATTACCGCAAACACTGGATAGGTGCATATCTGCAAGAATATGGTTGCCATGTGATTCCAACAATCTCATGGAGCACGCCGGATTCTTATGACTGGTGCTTTGATGGAGAACCAGAGGGCGGAACAGTTGCAGTATCTTCTGTTGGTTGTATGAATGAAAAGAAAAAGAAAGAACTGTTTCTTTCTGGTTACAATGCCATGATTGAGAAGTTGCACCCAGAAAGCATTGTCTTTTACGGGAAAGTGCCGGAAGAGTGCAAAGGTAATATTGTTAGAATCAAGGCATTTTCCGACAAATTTAACGAGGTGAAGTGTAATGGGTGGTAGAGGCGGATCTAGCGGAATGAATCATTCTGATTTACATTTCTCAAACAAAGAAATTGATAAGCTTACGGATTCGGCTATTGAATTTATAAAAAAGCAAGATAACGTTTACGGTACACTCACTAAAGGACGTGAAAGCGAATTCAGGAGTCAAATAAAGCGAGCGTATCAGAAAGGCTTTTCCGGATTACCAGATGGAACCATACTGGACAGAAATCCTAAAAATCAAAACAATTATATCATAAAAGAAAATGGCGGTGCTGCCATGTATAGATTTACAGCCAATTCCAAGCAAAACCATGTTGCTACGAATGAAGGAATAGTTGTCGGTGATAAAGGGAAAAAGACCAAAGATATTCCCCTTAACTTGGAAAAGAAAAGAGCATACACCAGAAGAGCTATCTTGCTTAAATTAGTCCCAGGAAGGCGATAGGAGGATATCATGTATAGCAAAACTGTGACGATTTTTGATTATTACGAATCAGCCACGACAGGAGATGCGTACTGGTATCCTCATGTGCTATCCGGCGTTGATCTCATTACGGACAAGGGAGCAATCCTTAAAAAGTACGGACCAGACGCAACTGACAACGCACAGTTACACATCCGTTATGCCGTTCAGAACGGTGACATAACCATTACTGATAAAGACGGCAAGATTCTTCCATGGATACCGCCTAAAGAGTGGAAGCAGCAGATTAACAACGCTCTGGAGGATACTATCACATTCTCAGACGAGTCGTTCTTCTGGGAGGGCGAGTGGACTGGTGGAACGGTATCTGATGATGATTATCGGAGCGGATTCTACCAGTACATGAACGAGAACAAGGATAACGTGTTTAAGATTACCAGCGTTGGCGGTCCGTATACACTGATTCCACATTTTGAGATTCTGGGTAAGTAATATGAGTAAGATTCATCATTTTAAAGGATTCTCCGTAGTCGATGGAGATATGAAAATAAAGCTGAATATGAGCAGATTTTCCAAACAGTACCAAGAAGCCCAGTATCTCCTTGACGGAATGGTTATGGACAGTATGGTTCCGTTTATGCCGATGATTACCGGAAATTTCATCAACCGGACAAGAATTGAAAGCACATCATTGCAAGGAACTGGGAAAGTATGCGCGGCGGCGGCTCCTTATGGGCGTTTTCTGTACGAGGGGAAAGGAATGGTTGATGAGTTGACTGGAAGCCCTTATGCCAGGCGCGGAGCAAAGAAAGTCCTCGTCAGCCAGTTCTCTGGTCAGACAGCCGCAAAAGAGAATCTTGAATACACCAAACAAGCTCACCCACAGGCACAGGCAAAGTGGTTCGATGCTGCTAAACGACAATATGGTAACACATGGATTCGCAAAGTAAAAGCACAGGCAGGAGGTGGCAGACATGGCGGATAAACCTATCGGAAAAGATGCAACCGGATACGAAATTCTGACAGATGCCATGAAAGCACTTCTGAACCAGTATCCGGGACTATACGAAAATGAAACAATCAAATTTGAGGAACTTGGCAAGGAGTCCGGAATTGCATTCTCGGCAGACAACGGGGCGTTGATCTATTCAGAAAAAGAAGACGTCTGCGGCACGATGCACCAGGTATGCCAGTATCCATTTTATGTGGTATATCGCACGGCATCCGACAAGGAAAGGCAGAAACTATCTGTTCAGAAATTCCTTGACAATCTCGGTAAATGGATATGCCGAGAGCCAGTTATTATAAACGGCTCTGAGACACGTTTAAATGCGTTTCCTGAGCTTTCACAGGGGCGAGTGATAAAACGTATCACCCGTGACAACTCCTATGGTTTAGAGCCGCAGGAGAATGGCGTACAGGACTGGTTATTACCATTGTCAGTACGCTACGAAAACACTTATGAAGTAATATAACAAGTAACAATCGGCTATCAATCGGAGATAGTCGCTAACCTACGCAGCCTTTTAAAAGTTATAGGCAGAAAGGACATTTCTATGGCAGTTACAGGCAAAATTGACCGTAAATATATGGCACATTATATCGATGCAGGTTCCCTCTGTGGAGGTCTGACACCGAAATATGAGCGTCTTGGAAAAGATCTGGAAGAGTATAACGTAGAACTCAATCCAGATACTGAAACATCTAAAAACATTCTTGGAGAATCCACATTTAAGCATAATGGTTACGAAGTTTCTTCTGATGCTGATCCATTCTATGCAGACACTACTTCTGATCTGTTCACAGCATTACAGAAAATCGTAGATGGACGTCTTAAAGACGATAACCTCAAGACAAAAGCAGTTGAGGTTCATCTCTGGACAGAAGCCACAGCAGGCAAGTATGAATCATATCAGCAGGAGTGCTACGTTGTGCCGACATCCTACGGCGGTGATACATCCGGCTATCAGATTCCATTTACCGTAAACTACGTTGGGGAGCGTGTCAAAGGAAAATTTGATATCAGTTCCGGTACATTCACAGCTGACAGCGAATAAGTACATATACAAGGAGGATGCGTTAAATGGCAAAAATAATTAACACTAAAATCGATGATGGAATTCTCATTTTCACATTCACCAACAATGAAGATGAAATTTTTTCTTCTTTTAAACTGAATCCGACCGATATCAATGTAGCAGCACGTGCAGAGGAACTGGTAGAATACTTTGAGCAGCTCAAGGATTCTATCCAGAAAGTCACTTCCGGTAAAGAAATGGCTGAACTGAACAAACAGATCGAAGACAAAATCAACTACCTGCTCGGATATGAAGCATCAAAAGACCTGTTCAAAGAGCCGATCACGGCAACCACTGTATTCGGCAATGGTCAGGTATTCGCTTACATTGTTCTTGATAAGATCGCAGAAGCAATTGCGCCGGAAATTGAAAAGAGAAAAAAGAAAATGCAGGCAGCAGTCAATAAGTATACGGAGAAGTATACAAAATGACCGCCTATGAGCTTCCCACCTCACTCAACATAAGTGGGGTGGATTTTTCTATCAGAACGGATTTTCGAGCGATCATTGATATTCTCATAGCCATGAACGACCCAGAACTGGACGAACAAGCGAAAACAGTTGTTATGTTACAGATTCTGTTTGAGGACTGGCAAAGTATACCGGCTGAGTGCCTGGACGAAGCTTGCCAGAAAGCATCGGAGTTCATCGACTGCGGACAATCTGACGATAATCCGAACCACCCTAAACCCCGTTTGATGGACTGGGAACAAGACGGAGATATGATCGTTCCGGCGGTAAATAAAGTTGCCGGTAAAGAAATCAGATCAGTACCTTATATGCACTGGTGGACATTTTTTGGATATTTTATGGAGTCTGGCGAATGCTTGTTCAATACGGTTGTTGGAATCCGGTCAAAAAAAGCAAAGGGTGAAAAACTCGATAAATGGGAAAAGAAATTCTATCAAGAAAATAAAAACACAATTGACATAAAAACACGTCTCAGCGATGAGGAGCAAGCGTATAAAGATGCGCTGAATGAGATGTTGAACCTCAAATAGTTAGGAGGTGAAAACATGGCTGCTGATGGCTCAGTCATTATTGATACCAGAATGGATACAACCGGTGTCCAAAATGGCGTATCAGCTATAAAACAGTCATTTAACGGCCTCGGGAGTGTTGTAAAAAAAATCGGTCTGCTGATTGGTGGGGCTTTTGCTGTTGGTAAATTGGTACAGTTTGGCAAAGAGTGCGTGGAACTTGGCTCTGACCTCACAGAAGTGCAGAACGTGGTTGATGTTACATTTACAACCATGTCTGATAAGGTTAATGAATTTGCGAAGAACGCCATGACCTCTGCTGGCCTATCTGAAACAATGGCAAAAAGGTATGTTGGTACGTTCGGAGCAATGTCTAAGTCATTTGGATTCTCAGAAGCACAGGCTTATGATATGTCAACGGCTCTGACGCAGTTGACTGGTGATGTAGCATCATTCTATAACATTAGTCAGGACTTGGCTTATATCAAGCTAAAATCAGTGTTTACGGGTGAAACTGAGACGTTAAAAGATCTCGGCGTGGTAATGACCCAGTCGGCACTTGACCAGTATGCGCTAGCAAATGGCTACGGCAAAACCACATCCGCCATGACCGAACAGGAGAAAGTTGCCCTCCGCCTGGCTTTTGTGCAGAAACAGTTATCTGCCGCATCTGGTGACTTTATTCGTACTTCGGACAGTTGGGCGAATCAGGTACGAGTAATGCAGCTGCAGCTGCAATCTCTCAAGGCAACAGTCGGGCAGGGATTAATTAATATTTTTACGCCTGTTCTGAAAGTAATTAATATTCTGCTTGGCAAACTGGCAACTCTGGCAAATGCATTTAAAAGCTTTACGGAACTTATCACTGGCAAGAAATCATCTGGTCAAACAAGTGGAAGTGGAGCGGGGCTTGCCGGAACAGATGCAATCGCAGATACAGCAGATCAGTATGGACAGGCTGCAGACAATGCAGAGAAATTAGCGGATGCCAATAAAGATAATACAACAGCTACGAAAAAAGCGAATAAGGAAACAAAAAACTATCTTTCGTCACTTGATGAAGTTCACAAAGCCACGTCTACAGGTAGTGACTCATCATCCACGCCATCTTCATCTGGTGGAAGTGGTGGAGCAGGTAGCAGCGGTCTTCCGAGTCCAGTAGGAAATGTGGACTACGGCAATCTCGCAGAGGGTGAAACCGCACTGGACAAAATCAGTGATTCTGCCAAGAAGCTTGCTGATCTGCTCAAGAAGCTCTGGAAACCATTTCAGGACGCTTGGAAAAAAGAGGGCAAGAACACCATTAGTGCGGCGCAGATAGCCTTGTCGGGAATCGCAAAGCTCGCTAAGAGTGTAGGCAAAAGCCTTGTAGAAGTCTGGACGAATGGAACAGGCACAACGATGCTTACGACCATGCTTCGGATTGCTCAGAATGTCCTTATAACAATAGGAAACATTGCATCCGGTTTTGCCGATGCGTGGAACAAGAACAATGTCGGTACGCAGATTATACAGAACATTGCAAACGCCCTTATAGTGGTCATGCAGTTCGTTGAGAAAATCGCAGAGGATACGGCAACATGGGCGGCAAATCTGGACTTCTATCCGCTGTTGGAATCTATCAGTAATCTGACAGCGACTTTTGCTCCAATTCTGGAATCCATTGGAAATGTTCTTGAATGGATTTACAACAATATTGTTCTTCCAATGTTGAAATGGGTTATTGAGGTAGGACTTCCGACAGTGATTAATTTAGCGTCAAAAGTAGCTGCGTTTCTCGCCGATCATCAGTCAATCGTTGAAGCGTTCGGTGCAGCTCTGATCGGGGCGTTCGCAGCGGCAAAGATTGCGGGATTGGCATCGAGAGTTATTAAGAGTGCGTCTGGAATAGCTATGGCTGCAAAAGGGCTTATCGCACTAATGACTGGTACAGGTGGCATCATGGGTGGAATTAAAGCTATTGCAACAGCTATCGGACCGGGTGGAATATTCATCCTTGCAGTTGGTGCATGTATTGCAATCGGCGTTTTGCTATACAAGAACTGGGACAAAATCAAAGAAGTTGCAGGCAAAGTATGGGATTGGATTAAGAACAAAACAGTAACGTTTGTCAATGATATTGGCAGTAAACTCAGAAATCTTGGCACTAAAATATCCACGATTTGGGACAATATAAAATCCACGGCACGCCAGAAATGGAATGCGATTTGGTCAACCATTGGAAACCTTGTTGAGAGAATCAAAAATGGCATAGTGGGAAAATTTGCAACAGCCAAGAACAAAGTTGTTGAAATATTTGGTGAAATTAAAGATACTATTCGAAACATATTGAACAAAGTCATCGGCATCGTCAACGGTGCGATTGGAACTGTAAACAGTGCGATCGGTGGTATTGAATCTGCATTTTCCTTCGGCCCATGGAAAGTGCCTACCCCATTCGGCTCAAAGACTATCGGATTCAGAGCAACTTTTCCAAGAGTTCCAACAGTTCCATATTTGGCTAAAGGTGCAGTTATCCCACCAAGAAGTGAGTTTCTTGCAGTTCTTGGTGACCAGAAACAGGGCAATAACATTGAGACACCAGAAGCGCTGCTCAGAAAAATTGTCCGTGAAGAATCTGGTGGACAACAGAGTAGTGGAAATTATCGTTTTACTGCTCAGATCAACCGAAGAACAGTATTTGATGAAATTATCGAAGAGGCAAAATTAAGACGTGATACAAGCGGTAGAAACCCGTTTGAACTGGCATAGGAGGTGGAAGCGTGGCAACTATTCCAAAAAGTATAACAGAACGATACAGGATGAATGGAGCTTCCATCTATCAGCCAGATAAAGATATGGGTTATAACCTCGAAACAACTTATTCGGAAGGTAGTAACCGCACGCAGTTCGGAAAAGCGTTGTTAACTCCATTGTTTACGGTCGAACAGTATAGCTATGAAGCATCAAACGTTCCAGTCGCAGAAGCAAACAAAATTCTCAAAATTATTGCAAAAGGAAAAACTTTCAATTTATATCATTGGTCGCTTTACCACATGGCATGGAGAACTGATCCGTTTTATGTCGGAAAAGCAAGCCTAACTATTGGAGAAATTTCGCCGGACTTAAAATTTGTATCAAAAATATCTTTTAATATGCAGGGGGTGAATCCACTTGATTAATGTATCTAATACATTTAAGCAAGGACTTGAGAATGGAGAAAAGGTATGGATTGAAGTGGATATTACCTTTTCTAACGGAACATTAAAGCACTTAAAAAAAGAAATTATGAGTAGCAACAACTCGTTTTCTGATTGTGCAGAAAGCAGTAGCTTTCCAATCGGGTGTGTCATCTGCAAATCCATGACGCTCGAGTTAGATAACACTTCTGACCAGTGGAAAGATTACTATTTCTACATGGCAAAAGTCCATGCGTATCTCAAAATGCAGATTGATGCCGATACTATTGAGACTATCGACAAAGGCATATATACAGTTACGACGCCAGAACAGTACGGTGAAATCCTTAATCTTACTGCCTTGGATGATATGTATAAGACTAATGCCGTACACTCAACAAAACTGGTTCTCCCGCAGACAGTTGAGAGTCTAGTGAGGGATGCATGCGGTACTCTTGGTATCACGGCTGGTTTTTCGAAGATGGCGCATGGCGATCTGATTATCAACGAACTCCCGGAAGATATGACATATCGTCAACTTTTTGGATGGGCTGCCATGCTCGATACCGCGAACGCACGTCTTGACAGTAATGGAAGCTTGCAGTTTGTTGGGTGGAATCTGGATGTTGCTCCGAGTATTGAACTCAAAGATTATATCAGCATGCCGACAGTATCAAGCGACGACATAGTGATAACCGGAATCAATATAATAAACGGCGATAATTCTGAAACATATGGAACTTCCGGTTACATTTTGTCTATGGAAAACAATCTCGTGGGCGAATCCGATCTTGCAACAGTGGCAGCACAAATTGGTGATTCCATTATCGGTGCAAAATTCAGAAATCTCCAAGGAGATATGGCGTTCAATCCGCTGCTAGAATTTGGCGACGTGGCTTATACCTATGACCGTAATCTCAACCAGTACGTTACTCCTCTAACAGATGTATCATACACAATTAACGGAAAAACTACTCTAAAAACACAGGCTGACGACCCGATCAGAGGAATGAGTCTATATTATTCTGAAGCCACGAAAACAATCGTTGCAGCACGTCGGCTTGTCGAGAAAGAAAAAAACGCCAGAGAGCTAGCAATCAAAAAGTTGCAGGAATCTCTTTCTGTTGGAAGCGGGCTCTTTGCGACTTACGTTCAACAGGAAGATGGAAGTACAATCTCATATTTTCACGACAAGGGTACTCTGGAAGAATCAAAAAATGTAATCAAAATCACATCTGAGGCAATCGGCGTGTCGAATGATGGCGGCAAAACTTATCCATTTGGCTTCCAGTTAACCGGAACGATGATAACCAAACTTCTGTATGCCGAGGGAATTAATGCAGATTATATTGATTCTGGTGCATTGACGGTAAGAGACAAAGGTGGAGATATTATCTTCCAGGTAAATATGGATACCAATACAGTGTACATGAATCCGGACATTTTGATTATCGGCAAGCAGACTCTGACTGAAAAGCTGACTGCTATGGACAGCAGCATTGCAGAAGCAAAGAATATGACCATGCAGTTGACCAACGACTACCAGAGTATTACCACTGATGCCGATGGAAATATCACCGGAACATTTCCGACTGTGACAACTACAGCTCAGGTCATGTATGGAACTAACGATGTGACCAATGATTGCACTTACACCGTTACGAAATCCAATAACGTGACTGGCTCATGGAATGATTCCGCACATACTTATACCGTGACCGGATTAAGCGCGGACAATAGTTGGGTGGATATAAAAGCCACTTATCTACGGGCATTGTCAATCACGAAGCGATTTACCATTGCGAAGTTAAAAGCTGGAAAGAATGGACTTCGAGGTGAAAAAGGTGAACAGGGGGCTGCCGGGAGGACTTACTTTTTCCAGAGTAATGCAGATGTGTTACTTATGGGAGCAGACAAGAAGATAACACCGGCATCACTTATTGTAGAGTCGTTCTATCGTGACGGAAACGGCAAAGTTGCACAGTCGCAAAAGGGCTGGTGGAAACTGGAAAAATCCACTAACAGCGGCGCTACGTGGTCGACGCTCACGGTATCGCAGACTGTGGCGCTTGACCGGTTGAATATTAATGTCAATAACCTGTCACTCAAGGCGCATAACATGCTCAAGGTTTCACTTTATTTTGACCAGTCGAAAACGAAGCTTGCGGACTATCAGACATATTCCATTGCGGTTGATGTAGCATCACTGACACAGGAACAGATAGTTGACATACTGTCAGACAATGGAAAATTCAAGGGATTGTACTACGAAAAAGGTGGAAATGGGAACCAGAAGCTGTACATTTCATTTAATGCCGCAAAAGGTGGAACGCTTGCACTCGGAGGAGCGAACAATGGTAATGGTCAGCTGAAGATATATGATGAAAATGGTAATGAAGTCCTCAGGCTAAATAACAGCGGTCTGGCAATGAATAGCGCTTCTGACGATACTATAACTATTTTCAGACTTCTGAGAACTGGATTGGTTTATTATGACTCAACCGGAAAAAAGAAAAAAGTAAGTATTGATACAGGGGGTCTGGCATTATATACAGACTATACCGACTCAAGCAACTACGAAATGCTAAAACTCGGAAAATACGGTTTATATGCTGCGAAAAAAACAAGCGGCGTAGAAGAACTCTGGATGGAGGGTGATACAAGCCATAAATGGGATGGCTATATCATCCGCTATTTGAATGGCTTAGTCCGCATAACCGCAAATACTGTGTATACAGACGGCAGTAGCATGGGGGATAACTTAGCTACAAGCGGAACCCTTTCAGTAGCAAAAACTGCCGGACTAAAAGGCGGCGCGTATGTACAAGGGAGTTTTTCGTTTGAGGATGCGGAACAAACTACAGCTTCGTCACCTGTTAGAAGAAGACCGATAGCTACAACTGGAACTGAAGGAACGAGGATAGCTTACATTGCATCAGGCACCACGATGTCTAGTGATGGGTTTGAAGTTAATCATTTAGAAATTAGAGGACAATTTACAACAAAAAGCTATTACACAAGAAAATTCTATTCTGGCTCAGCTCCGTCCGACATTCGCTTAAAAGAGAATATTGAGGATAGTGAGGTAAACGCTCTTGAATTAGTGAACCGGATGCAAGTCCGACAGTTCGACTGGAAAAAAGGCGGACATCAAAACATCGGCTTTGTGGCTGATGAATTGGAAAAAATCGACCCGAAATTGGCTCTGGGCGGTGGGTATGATGAAAACGGCGAGATGGATGTTAAGCAGATTAATGCCCCTTACCTACTGAACTACGCTATCAAAGCGATACAGGAACTATCAGCTACAGTAAAAGAGCAGGGCTGTAAGATTAGAGAATTGGAGGAAAAATTGGATGGAATTAAAGGGAATTGACGTATCATCTAATCAGGGAAAACCCGACTGAGTGAAAGCTGCTAAGTCCAGCAAACGACAACGGTTCTGTATAGGAAAGATTGCATCCACCGGTCGGTGTAAGCTCTGGCAGTGTTTCAGCAAAAGAAAAGCATCCAGTATCAATGGCAACGTTGATATGAATGTATTTTACAAGGACTATAGAGGAACAGTACAGAAAGGAGAAACTACAGTGACTAAAACAAAATTACAGAAATTTCTTGAACTTGGTGATTATTATGCTTCAAACGGCGGATACCTTGAAAAGAAGAGCAACGCTTATCTGGATGATTTCAAAAAGAACGCCGGATACAACAACTACACCAGATTCGCCCGTGATGTAAATTCTTGGGGACAGCCGGGTTGTCAGGCTCAACCATGGTGTGCAGAGTATCAGTTCTGGAAACTGGTAAAAATCCTTGGAATCACCAGAGCGTTAAAGATTATGGGCGGTGGATTCTATAACTGTAAGAGCATTACAAATCATGCCAAGAGCAACGGCACGTGGCATAATTCCCCGAAAGTCGGGGCGTTGGTAATCTTCAGAAATGGATCCCATGTTGGCTCTGTTCGTAGGTTCAATGGTAGTACCGTTTATACAAACGAAGGAAACACTTCCAGTGCTGCTGGAGTGATTGCAAATGGCGGAGCTGTTCGCAATAAATTTTACACTATTAATGATTCTGCAATTGATGGGTATGTTTGGATTGACTGGGGCGAAGAAAAAGCGTCTACAGCCACTTGGAAAGCAACCGGAACAGCAACATCAACAGTAGACGATTTATATGTTCGCGAAACACCGAATGGATATGTTCTTGGCAAGATCAACAAAGGAAATCGTGTTGAAATCAATGGCGAGAAGTCTGGAATGTGGACAAAAGTAAAAGTCGCAGGCATTGGCATTGGTTGGGCTGCGACAAAATATCTTAAGATTGACGGAGTAGAGAATGTAGCCACAACGATTTCTAAAAAGCAGGACAAGACACAGAGGCTTTTCGTAGGAAAAGTTGCAACTTCTTTGTTAGATGTCTACACATGGGCCGGCGCAGAATACCCGAACATCAAGAAATATCCTACTTTAAATCAAGGAAATCTGGTTGATGTCATGAACTTTACTCAGAAAGCCAAAGACGGTACATCTTGGTATTACATCCGCATTGCTGGAAAGTATTTTGGGTTTGTGTCTGCAAAATACATCAAAAAGGTATAAGATTTAAGCCCCTTGGAGTTAATCCTCGGGGCTTTTTCCTTTTCTGCATTTTTCAATTCTTAGTGCGTTTTCGGACCTGTTTTCCATGTATGCCGGACGTGTTCTTGGAAGATACGCCATAACCGTACTCACTGCAAATCCTGTAATGGTTGAAATCTCACTGGCGCTTTTCCCACGATAATGCAGGTCTATGATAGCCGCTTGCGTTTCATTGACTATGATGCCTTCCGTAGAAAGCGTTTTCGCTATTCTTTGCCAGTTATATCCGGTAAGCTTGTGAATGCCGGTCAGCGTCTGACTTTCTTCATAAGCTTTCAATATCTTTTGCGTTGGTGTTTGCATCATTTTTAACTCTTGCATCCTCCTTAACGGCTCTCTCGAGGAGCTGCCTTACATATTCGGGGCACTGACTTTTTCCAGATTCCCAGTTTTCAAGCGTCCGGACCGGTATGTTGTACTGCTTAGAGAATGCTATTCGGGATTCGTCAAGCAGTGCACGCATCTCAGCTACTTGCATCTTCTGTTCTTGAAGATAGATGCGGATATCGGCGTTGAAGTTGATATCGCCAACACCGGTTTTATACCTTTTACATTTGCAAGGTATAATAAGTGTGATATGTTTTTCGGCACAGTTTGCGTACTCGTATATCTTTTCATCGATTATCACGTGCTCGGGGTATTCCGTAACCGTCGTGCCATCGTCAGAGAAAACGTCAGCGAAAACGTGAATAAGATTATCTGCAGCCTCCTGTAAAGAATCTCCGAAGAAATCAAAATATCCTCTGCTACTTCCTCCGTGTGTGTAACATTCCCCGTAATCCCTCAACTTCGACATCTTTGAATCATCAATACTAATAGTCCATTTTCCCATTTTATTTTCCTCCTTTTTAAATTAAAATTCGTACTCTTCCATGAATCTGTCAATAGCCGGCACGTACATTCTGGCGTATCCATCCATGTAATGTGGTACACGGCTTACACAGTCGATGTATCCAACGGTTCTTCTTTTGTAGTCGTTGAAGTAGATTCTTTTACATGATCCTTTTTGCCATAAGCTAATGCTTACAACACTGTTATCTGCTTCCGGGACTGCCATTTCCATGCGTCCTTTGAAGATTTTCTTCTCTATTTTCTTGGCCTCCTCCCATGCTTTTCTCAGACCGGAGGAAATTGTCATTCCGGTTTTTTTAACCAGTTCCCATGCTCTTTTCATAATGTTTGATAAGTTGTATTTTTTCATTTTGTTTTACTCCGTTCCTTTTATGATTATATAATACCACCAATTTGGTGGTGTGTCAATAGAAAGTTTAACATTTTAATTGATTTTTCTTTTTAAATAAGGTATACTTTCAATAGTCACACAGGGATTGAACTTATGATGTATAGCACCTTGTGTGACTAGCACAAGTTGATAGTGCAGACTGATTCTACCGCGCATGAACGGAAGAGCTGTATGTCCCAATTTGGGGCTGTTAGCAGCGGCACAAGTGGACAGTCAAAGAAAGAGTTGGGCCTAAAAACCTGACTCTCTTTTTTTTACGTCAAATTACGATGTTGTGAACAGATATAGATTTACACGGTTAGTCACAAATTAGTCACAAACAAAGTCTGGAAACACGCATAAACAAAGGATTCTTGGAAAGTTTCATTAAAATTAGATTATTGTAAATGCTTTTGCGGAATCCCTTGTAAAATGCGGAAAAGCCAGTAAAATCAAGGTTTTGCGGACTTTTGCTAGAGTGATTAAGACGGTTTAAAATCGATAAAAATAGGAACGGTTAGTCACAGTTAGTCACAAATGGGATTTTTATTTTCTCTATTTCTTCCCGGAGTTCTTCTAGTGTTCTGTGACCATACACAGCATTTGTGACATCGTTCCCGAATGAATGCCCCAACATCCTCTTCCGGTCATTCTCCCGGACTCCGTATTTTTCACACAGGGCAGAAAAGGTATGTCGACAATCGTGCGGCGTGTGTTTCGGGCTGCCAGTTATCCCTAATCGTTCCAGTGTAGGGTAGAATAGAGCGTTTCGGTGTTGCGTCTGGGAATATATACAGAGCCTGCCGTTTTGCGTCAGGACCTTGTTTTTTGCAAACTCATATATAGCCGGATGGATCGGAACGATCCTGTCTTTTCCGGCTGCGGTTTTGATGCCGCCCTGGAAGTATCTCTCTTCAAGATTAGTTGTGAGTTTCAATACTTCGCCAATTCGCCAGCCGGAGTAACACATGATCAGAATGAGCTGTACTTCCGGATCATCGGTGTTATTCCAAAGGATGCTTAATTCCTCATCCGAAAAAGGTGTGCCGTGCTCCGTATCGTGAGGTGCATTGTTACGAACATAAAGAGCTTTGTTTTCCGTGACAATCTCGGCATACATGGCGTACTTGTACATCTGTTTAAACAGCGTCAGCATCATCATTACGCTTTCTCTTTTGAGTGGACAGGTATCTAATACCTCTTGCATATCAGGGGCTTTTAAATCCTCAAATACGCGGTTGTGGAGTACTGTGCAGTTTGAATATCCGTTCCGGTATGCGTTCTTCGAGCTGTATGATAGTTTTGTCCCCTCGGGAAACTTCCATGTCATGAATTTTTCATATACCTCTGAGAACGTTAATTTGTGCGTTTCCGGGTGTCTTTCCTCTGTGCCCTTAAATGTATTGTAGTCTGACAAGATACGGCTTATAAGGGTATCTGCGTCCGTTGTAGGGGCAACCTCAAGTTCCTTTTCCATACCTGGCTTGTACGTCCCAGCTTTGTAAGCTGTCAGGACGGCGAACCCTTTCAGATAGTCGTCAACATAGCAGATTGCAGGTGGACGGATTGCTTTTCCCGTTGTGTCAATCGTTGCCGGTGGATGCACTGCGTAGCAGTTTCTTCGACCTTTGCCAAGATAGCGGATAGAGCCGAAACTGTTTGGCAGTTTCGGGTATTTCTTTCTTTTTGCCATAATTTCCTCCTTGTATGAAAACGGCCCCTGCCATTTAAGCAGGAGCCGTGTTATCTACTCTATCTCGTCAATATCAAGAGAATATCCCAGCACTTCTCCGACATCTGTACATTTTCCTTTTAATGTAACGGTATCACCCTTGGTAAGAGATGCTACCTTTGATTTTTGCTCGTCATTTTTGATATTACACTGTACGCCGATAATTTCAAAATCGCCATCTGCTGTGAGGCTGATGTACTTTCCAGAGGCGTCAATGTTACTGAGATTTCCGGTGATCTCAAGATATTTGCCTTTGTATTTGTCAGATGCACCCATGGCGTTACTATCAAGATCGGACATCATATCATTAACGGAAACAGCAGTGTATTCGATCGGTGCAGCTTCTTCTTTTTGTTTGGTAGCGGCTTCTTTCTTTTCTGAAGAAGTAGCGGTTGCTGTGCTTTTATCTGATTCCGAATCACTTTCGCCAGCTGCAGCTCCGATGATGGCTCCGACAAGGATTATCAGCACAACCCATTTGAGTTTTCCACCTTTTAATTTCTTTCGGCATTGCGGGCAGACCTTAGCATCTGCCGGAATCTCTGTTTTACAATACTTGCATTTCTTTGTTTTTTCTTCGCTCATGCTTTATTTCCCTCCAATGACGTAGTTTTCATATTTTTCTCTTATTTTTGCAAGTTCTCTTTGCCTGATCGGGACGATCGCGCCAGATACCATCGTAAAAAAATGGCTTACTTCGCTTACCTCGTCCATATTAACTATATAGCTCTGGTGGCAGCGCAAAAATCTTCCGTCAAGACTCTTTTCGATATCATTGAGCTTTCCTCGTTCCTTGTGTGATATTCCGCACGTGCAATGGATCATTATGTATTTGTTCTGGCTTTCGATGTATTCAATATGCCGGAATTCAGCTCTGTGAAAGTAGTCCTTGTTCTTGATAGTAAGCGTTTTTTCACGGATATTTTCAAGCGTCTGCTCAACAACTGAATACATTCTTCCATGCTCAGAGCCTTTAATGATGTAATGAACCGGCAGCACATCAAGTGCATCAAATACATATTCTTTGCGTTCTGTCCAAAAAGTGATATTTCCATAGTATCCGATTTTTCTTAATCTTTTGGCAATCTCTATGCCATTTTCTCCGTTAATGGAGACATCAAGAATTATTATGTCATACCATTCACCATCTGTAACATCGTCGATCAAAGGCTTTCCGCTGGTGTAGGTGGTTAATGTATATCCACCATCACCATGCTCTTTTAGATATCGGTCAATGCTATTTTTGAAAATCTCAATCCGTAAATTATCATCGTCACAAATCGCAATTTTCATGTAAATCATTCCCTTATAAACATTGTTTTCGCCATTTGCAAAAAAGAGTGTTTAAATATGTTATTTTTATTATAGCATCGTTAAATTTAGTTGTAAATAGACGTTTTTAGGTGATTTATGAAATGAAAATAATCAAAAATATACTAATTATAATAGGAGCTGTGCTTTTGCTTAATTACATTGTTTATTTACCAATGTGTGTAGACGATTATATCCGTGAAGAGTCAGAAGTGTATTCTGTCCAAAATGCGTACAGATCTTTTACCCTACATAAAAATAGCGCCCATGAAATAAAGCAGACCATGCTGCCGTTTTTATTCGCCCTGCCACTAAACAGAAAAGACTATATTTTTGATGTTACGAATAATTTCTATGCAATCATAAACATATCGGTGTATATCTGGCAGTTGCCAAGAGCAAACATTAGTGATATAATGGCATGAAACGAACTAATGTTCGATTCTATTTCTCGCAGCCGGACATATACTGTAGTGTAGGTAGTAGTTGCGACAGGGAGGGTTATTTATGGATTATAAGAAGGAAATTATTGAGATGATAAATAAAATAAATGATGACAGTCTGCTTGAATTCTTCTATAAATTCATTGCCAGAGTATTAAAAAACCGGGGAAATTAATCCCCGGCTTTATTTTTGGAATAGAGAGCATCTACGTAGCCATAAACTAACTGTTGGTCACCTTTTGGAAGATTAGTGAGTTTTTCAATGCAGGACAGTAGCTGCGGATTTCCTGAGATATCTGCGACTAATTCTGCATTGTCTGGCTTATGTTCCGTCCATCCCATTAAGTAAGCAGGCGATACGCCTAATGCCTTAGCATAGTCACGCACTTTCTTTATAGAAAGTTCTCTTGAATTTTCAACCTTATTCACGGAAGATCTTGACTTATATCCAAGTTTTAATGCCAGTTCTTCTTGCGTCATGTCTAAATTTTCACGGCACTTTCTAATTCTTTCTCCTATGTCCATGGAGTTTACCTCCTTTCTGCTTACAATGAGAGTATAACATGTGTTGAAAAATATTTCAACATTTTTTAAAAATATTGTTGACAAAAATATCAACACGAGTTATAGTGTTAAATGTAGACAGAAACATCAACAAAAAGAAAGGAGGAGCAGGAATGGTTGATACTCCATTACTCGAACAGAGAATTAAAGACTCTGGAAAGAAATATGGATATTTGGCTGAGAAATTAGGAATTTCAAGGCAGTATTTCAGAATGAAATGCAAGAACAAGGCAGACTTCACAAACAGGGAAACAGATATTCTCTGTAGTGAACTTGGGATCACATCGCTTACTGAGAAAGAAAAAATTTTCTTTAAAAAGTAGACAAAACCGTCTACAAAGTTCTTGACTAGAAAGGAGAGTATAGTACAAATTTTAGAAGATGAATAGAAAAAAGGTTTAATGCCAGAAAGGAGATATATGTTAGATTATTTCGTCAGTGAAAATATTCTTGGTCAGGTTTCAATTCAGCTCGAAATGACGAGCCACGATTGGTCGAGATTAAAAGCGTCTGCCGCGTGGATGCAGGTGGAGCAGATTCTAATGGAATCTGAAAAACAAAATAGCCACTGCTTCCGCCATAACCAGACAAGCAAATCGGAAGTGGTGCATTGTACAAGCTGTTGGATGAAACGGCTTTTCCACCGATTTTCCGTTCGAAAGATGCAACGGTAGTTGGCAGTTTATCACATGGATATGTATTTCCATTAATAACGATAGAGACATCTGTGATTGATACGGCAGAATTTGAAAGGTTATCAAATTGGATATAAGCCAGAGTCAATTGCTTCTCTGCACTATATCCGAAATAAGGTAAACTTAAACGAATTTTTCGCCGTGATTGAATCACTTGCCAAGCAGTACCAACGGAGCCTATTAGTCCAAGTAGAAAAGTGATGTTTTCAAAAGTAACAATTTCTTTAACAGAATTCAGAATTGAAATAATTGGATTCATTTTAATACCTCCCTTGAAGGAGAGTATAGCATAAAAAGGGAGTGAGTGCATATCAAAAAGAAATTATTAATTATTCCTATAGTTGCAGGGATCGTTTTTCTCTCTGGTTGTAAAGGGAAACTGAAAGAGGGAGAAATTTACAATAAAGAATTTATTCCTGCGCATACAGAAACAGTTCTAATCTCTACGGTTCATACTAATGGAAAGACGTCATATACAACTGTAATGCCTTATGTGTATTACTATTCGGATTCTTATGAAATAGATATTCGTGATTACAATGAGGAAGAAAAAGAATATGACACAGCTACTTATTATGTAACAGAGGAAGTATATAACCAATGCGAGATTGGAAGTATTTTTAAATATGAAAAAGGTCGGGATTTTGCTGAGATTCCACATACTCGCAAAGAAGTGAATTCTGATCAGAAAGAAAATAAGATAAGAAAGGAGCATAAATGAACGAATTACAGATTTTTAATTCAGAAGAATTCGGAGATATCCGAACAATAACTATTGATAATGAACCTTGGTTTGTCGGAATTGATGTAGCGAAATCATTAGGATACGCAAATCCTAAGAATGCAGTTCCTAAACATGTCAGTGAAGAAGATAAGCTGAATACCCAAATTGAGTACGCAGGTCAGAGACGCGAAGTAACGATTATCAACGAATCCGGCCTCTACTCTCTCATCTTCGGGAGTAAACTTGGATCAGCTAAGAGATTCAAACGCTGGGTAACAAGCGAGGTTCTTCCGGCAATCCGTAAGACAGGTTCTTATCAGAAGCCAATGACCATAGCAGAGCAGATTCAACTTCTGGCTCTTGGCAATCAGAATCACGAAGAACGAATTGAGAAGCTCGAAAACACCATGACCATTGATTACGGTCAGCAGAAATACATTGGTGATCTGGTATCGAGCATTGTCATTGCTCATCTGGGTGGAAAGGAGTCGAATGCTTACAAGGAAATTGGAAAGAAAGTATTTGCAGAGTGTAACAGGGACATAAAGACCTATTTTGATGTAAATGCCAGAAACAACATCCCAAAGCTGAGATTTGCAGAAGCCATGGAGTATGTTAAGAACTGGCATCCATGTATAAATACAGTAATGTGCATCAGGGACTGCAATGCTCAGATGTGTATCGAGTAGAAAGGAGCATAAAATGAGCGAAGTTGATACTTACATCAAAGAAAATGCAGAGGTCCATCAGTTCGCCGCAGAGGTTGCGAGAATCATATCGGGCATTCCACAGATGCCAGAGTTTTCATCAGAGAGTATGAGCGTATCTGATGCAAGCAAGCTGATCGGACTTCCTGCAACATCAATCCGAGCAGGAATTGTATACGGATGGCTGCCGATCGGGACTGCTATCCAGAATAACAAACCAGCAAAAAGCCTTTCCGGTGGCCGAATCACATACATCATAAGCCCTAGAAAAGTCTATGAAGTGACCGGACATGTCTGGAAAGGCAAGGCAGCTCTTAATAAGTAGGTGCCCCGGAGGGAGCTGACACCTCCACCCCGGAGCTTTGCACCCACTAAAGTACCTTAGTGGATACAGGTTAATTATAAGCCTCTATCTGCTAATTGTAAAGACAAATAAAAAAAAATAAGGAGAATTAGCACGATATGAGCGAAATTAGAAACGAAAGCCAGCCAACATGGGCCGACATTGAAGTAGCACTTGCGACCGAAATCGTTGAGGAGAGCAAGAAGAAATCGAGAAAGTGGTTCACTGCATGGATTGTGACAGCCGCCGCACTGGTGGCAAGTAACCTTGTGTGGATTCTGGGAGGTATCAGTGAATAATCTGAAAAATATCATCTGTGCCGCACTGATCGGGAGCTTTTCCACGTTCCTTCCGTTCTGGCAATGGGGCGGATCGGGCAGACAGCTTTTTGCGGCGGCAATGACCACGATGATTGTATATGGAATTCTCTGGGATATTGATACGCCAGAGGGAAAGGAGAATGAAAATGTATAAGAAAGAGATTGACGAAATTTACGAGCTCTGTAAAAGAGTTGCAAATGAAGTTCCGACAGCAAACGCCTCGTTCAATTATTCAATTTATGGCATGAGTGTATGTGGACTTAGAAGGAAGGAAGATGTTAATCTTCCCGAATACAAATTTAAATGGGATTTGTATCAGAGTGTATCTTTTAATCCATTTTACGAGAAAGAGAGTCGTGAAAGTCTCAAAATAATCAAGACTTTCTTACTAGAACTTCTGATAGATGGGAGGTGCCCGTTAAATGTTGAATCAGACAGAGCTGAAACTTCTGCCAACAATGGAACTGATAACGACAGTGAACGAGCTTCTGGGGGAGCTGAACAGGCGGAAAGCGTACATTCTTGACTGGGAGAACCCGGACATGTATCTGAATCATCTTGAGTATCATTGCGCTGGCGGAATCTTTCCAAGTGGCGAGCAGAATCCAGCGCGAGGAGATGGCTCTGACAATGTTTACTGTTTCTTTAGCGAGGTGAGAAAAGATGCAGGAGAGAATTGATGAAATCCTTGCCCTGATAGACGAGCAACTTTCTCTTGTAGCTGATAACTACATCGAGAGTTCATACAAGGCAAGGACACTGGCGAGCTACGTACAAGCTCTAAACGGGCTTTTAACGGCTCAGAAATCGTATAAGGAGGAAAATATCGGTGAGTGAATTTGAAATCCATATTCCGGCAAGGAAGAAGCAGGCAACAGCCGAAAAAGACGCAGCAGTAAAAGTAACAGGAGAAGCTTATAATGCACTGACAGAAATCTACAACGAAAGTACATTATCAATGCGTCAGATCGCAAGTATTCTGATTATCGAAGGCAGCAAACATATCGTGTACGACAAAGTGGAGGTGTGAGCCATGGCAAACTTAATTGGAATCATGGGCGAGCCTGGAAGCGGTAAAAGTACATCCCTTCGCAATCTCAATCCAGAAGAAACTTATTACTGTGATTGCGATGGGAAAGGTTTGAATTGGAAAGGCTGGCGAGATCAATACTCCGCTAATAAGAACAATTACGTCAAAACAAGCTTTCCACAGACTATCATTAAATATCTTTTGAATATCGCAGAAAAAGCCCCGCATATCCATTATTTCGTTGTTGATACCGTAAATAATTTAATGGTATCGGACGAAATGAGGAGATGTAAAGAGAAAGGCTATGACAAGTGGATAGACCTCGCCTCGAGCATCTGGGACTTAGTGGATATCCCGTCAAAGCTCAGAGATGATCTGACAGTAATTCTGCTGTTCCACACGCAAACAGAAATGACTGACGCGGGTTATGAGTTTACCAGAATTAAGACCAATGGAAGAAAGACTGAAAAAAATAACATCGACAGTAAATTCAACTGGTTGCTCAGATCAATGAAGCAGGAGAACACCTATTGTTTTTCAACCACTTCTCATAACGACACTGCGAGAACGCCGCTGGGAGCGTTTGAAGAGGAATATATTCCGAATGATATTACGAAGGTCATTGAAGTTATGAAGGAGTTTTGATGAGAGAACAAAACTGGTATGTATTTTTAATAGGCCGGTACGCCTATCGGATAAGATGTGAATCGCATTATATACATCAATTATACCATGATAAAGCAATTCGTGAGTACAGGAAATGTGCGAGTAAAGAAGAAGCTATTTCTATGTGCTATGACTATAACAAATATTTTAAAAGGAGATAAAAAACATGGCAATTAAAAGATTTGGAGATTATGAAAAAACACAGGCTTATGGAGATTATGAAGCACTTCCAAAAGGTGGCTATGTGGTGAAAATTCTTGGAGCTGAGCTTTGCAGCAACAGCGTGGGCCAGTATGTAAAAATCAGCTGCGATATCGCAGAAGGCGAATATGCGGGCTTCTATGCAAAAGAATATAAAGCTCAGCAGAGTGAGGATAAAAAATGGCACTGCAATTATCTTCTGAACATTCCAAATGATGATGGATCAGAAAAAGATAACTGGACAAAGAGACGTTTTAAAACATTTACAGAAGCTCTTGAAGAATCTAATCCGGGTTACCATTTTGACTGGGATGAGCAGAAATTCAAAGGCAAAATTGCTGGCGGTCTTTTCAACGAAAGAGAATATGAGAAGAATGACGGAAGTATTGGAAGAGCTACCAATCTGGCAGCCTTCTGCAAAGTCGATAAAATCCGCTCCGGTGATTACAAACTTCCAAAAGACAAAATCTTAAGTAGCAATAATTCTTCACGCGCTAATTCAGATGATTTCATGAGTGTTCCAGACGGTACAGATGAGGAGCTGCCATTTAACTAATGGATATTTTCGATCAAAAAGAAGTCTTAAAGTCTTTCCAGATTCTTGTTGATTCCAGAGAACAAGCGACTGAACGAGCGGAGAAGCGGTATAAATCCTTTTCCGCTCCATACAGTCGAGCAACATTGGATTATGGTGACTACACCTATAATGCAGTGTTGCCGAGTGGTGAGTTGCTGTTTGATACCAATAGCACAATTAAGCCACTCTGCGTGGTAGAACGAAAAATGAATTTAGATGAATTAGCTGCATGTTTTACCAGAGGACGCGAGAGATTCAAAAGAGAGTTTGAACGGGCATTAGACCAGAAGTGTAGGATTTATCTCATTTGTGAAAATTCAAGCTGGGAAAACCTTCTAAACAGTAAATATCGAAGTAAATTCAACTCCAATGCGTTCCTGGCTTCTAGTGTTGCGTGGATGGTCCGATACAACATGAATGTGGTTTTTTGCAAGGAAGAAACGTCTGGAAGACTGATAAAAGAAATTTTATACAGGGATTTAAAAGAAAGACTTGAAAGGGGTGAGCTTGATGGATGAAAGCTTGTATGTTTATGTAAAATTAATAGATGCAGGATTCAGTACAGAAGTATTCAATAATGGAAAGCAATTTAATGTACGTGATAAAAACGGCATAATTCAGAGCTTTTATACTTCTGGAACAATCGTTGCTCACGATGCAAATAATAAGATATATTCCATTCGAGAAAAGACGGTAGTAGATTTCATTAATCTTTTAAACAATCCAGGGACATTAAATCAGCTCATAGGAGTTTGCAATGAATGAATATCCAAGTATGTATGATGCGGCTATCGAATATGCCAAAAAAGGATTTGCTGTCTTCCCATTAAAATACCGCGATAAAGTTCCGCTTACCAGAAATGGATGTAAGGATGCGACTACGGACGCAGCTCAGATAAAAGCTTGGTGGCAGAAATACCCAAATGCAAACATAGGTCTTGCAACTGGTTCGGTTAGTCAGAACGTGTTTGTAATTGATTTAGACATTGATGAAGACCGTGGAATAGATGGATACCATTCGCTTGAAGACTGGCAGCGTGAACACGGGGATTTCCCAGAAACATGGACGGCTATTACGGGGCGTGGCGGATACCATTTGTACTATCGCGGAAATGGCAAAATAAAGAACCGGGCCGGAATTATTGATGGTGTAGATATTCGTGGAAATGGTGGCTATGTAGTAGCTCCTCCATCAATACACAAGAATGGCAATCGGTACGAGTGGGAATATTCTCCAGATGAATTTGAAATTGCAAAGGCTGATAACAATGTAGAATACTTCTTGAACCATGACGACCAGAAGCAGGGTACAACTTTTACCATGCCAAATATCGTGGCAGCAGGGCAAAGAAATCAGATGCTTTTTCGTTTTGCGTGCATGATGCAGGCGAAGGGAGCATCAGATCAATCAGTGTTCGCTGCTACCATGGCTGAGAATGAAAGCTCCTGCTCGCCTCCATTAACCGAACAGGAAATTAAAGTCATTGTATCAAGCGCGACTAGGTACGACAAAGGAAAGCCCATTCACATTGACTCAGAGGGGGTTGCAACGCAAGGATGGAGGGAGCCGGAGTTTGATTTTACAGAAAAAGGAACAATGATTCAGAGCATTAAGAATATGTGTGAAGCCATTGAGTACGACCCTGATTTATACGGGCACATCAAATATAACGAGCTATCATACGCGCCCTTTGTTTGTGGAAGTCTCCCATGGGAGCATATAAACATGTATAGGGAATGGAGTAACAGCGATGACAGTAATTTGAAGTCGTACATTGAATCAAAATACGGGCTAAAGAGTCTGGAGAAGATCATGGAAGCGCTTAATATCGTGGCAAATAGAAACAGATTCAATCCTGTTGTTGATATGCTTACTGACATTCATAAGAATAAGTGGAATAAAAAGACGGGATATATCAGCAAATTACTTCCAGAATATCTGGGAGTGGAAGACACAGAGTATTCCAGGGAGTGTATGAAACTGTTTATGTTAGGCGCGATCAGCAGGGCATTTCATCCGGGATGCAAGTTTGACTACATGCCAGTATTATACGGCACACAGGGAATTGGGAAATCTACATTTCTGAGGCTCTTATCGCTCAATAACGCATGGTATAACGACAACTTCAACACAGTCGAGGGTGACAAAGCCCCGGAAAAGCTGCGCGGTATGTGGATGGTGGAACTGGCAGAACTACTGGCTACTAAAAAAGCAAAAGAAGTCGAGAGCATCAAAGCATTTCTGACATCCACAGTAGACACGTATAGGCCTCCATATGGGCGCAGAACAGAGCAGAGACCAAGAGTGTGTGTGTTTGCCGGAACAACCAACAATGACCGTTTCCTGACTGATAGAACAGGCAATAGACGATTCCTTCCGATAGTCACGAGAAAGGAACACGTCCTGAAATCCATGTTTGATGATCCACAAGCCGTAGCGTCAGACTTTACAAACGCTTGGGGAGAAGCAATGGAGCTTTTCGAAAAGGCTGATAGAGCACCTAAATTAATTCTTCCGAAGAATTTGCAGCAATATATAGAGGACAAACAGGAAGAATTTATGGAAGAGGACGTGAGAGTTGGGATCATTCAAGAATGGTTGGACCATACAACGGAACCTCGCGTTTGCGTCGCAATGCTATATGAACAGGCGCTGGGTAACGAGGGCCGCAAGCCCACAAGGTTTGAGTCCAATGAAATTCACTCCATCATGCAGAACTGTATTGACGGATGGGAAAGGGAAAATGGCGGGAAACGGGTGAGGTGTGGAAAGTATGGTCCGCAGATATGCTACCAAAAAGTCAGAAAATTAAGTAAATTTGAAAAAATGTGTGAGTGTGAGATACCATTTGAATGATTTTAGTTACGGCTAGTTACACTTAGTTACACTCTGGAAACACCCTCAAACCCTTATAAATACTGGATTTTTTACTTAGTGTAACTAATGTAACTAATATTTTACT